TATTATAATCAGAGATTACAATAGCATCATAATCAAAATCTATTTTACTTACATCTGCTGGTTCTATTTTTTGTGTACTATCAACTCTAAAGAACATATGATTTGTTTCTTGATGTACATATCTAGTTTTAGTTAATTCATACCAATTAGAATTAGTATGAATATCAACTTTCCCAGATATGCTCTCAATATTTCTACGCACATTTCCAGCCATTCCTGGATTTTCTCTTTGGTCAATAATGTTTAGGACTGGAACTGGTGCTTCAGGACACAATCTAAAAGAATCGCAGTAGACAAATACATCCCTACAACTCTCACCAACAACAAGTATTCTTTTCATCAATACCTTGACTTTCTTTCAATCAACATCATAGGACGTCCACTTTCTCTCGCACCCTTAACTGCATTCAGAACATCTGCACCAGTAACAGGATCAATTACAGGGAAACTTACTGCTGATCTAAACAGTTCTGTAAAGTCTTGAGAGTGCGTAATACCAGAATAGAATGGACCAGCATCAGCAGTTACTGCACGAATAATCACAGGAACTTTGAACTCACCATGAGAAATTCTTTCAATCTTATCAATATGATTAATGATTGCATCAGAAGCAACTAACATAAAATCATGACGTTCATAATAAAGAACAGGAATGAATCCCTCAAATGACATACCAATAGCAAGACCTGCCATCAGATTTTCTGCCACAGGTGTTTCAAGTTTCTGTTCTTTAGGAACACCCTTAAGAGTTCCCATTGCATCACCATAGGCAACATTATAACCAATGAAGATTGCACCTTCTTCTCCAAGTTCAGTCATAGACTGATTGATAGCATCCTTGTAGGAAATATCAGATTCAATATCATTAGGATAAACAAACTCTTGAAGAGGAGGGAAGTATTCATCATCAGTTTTCTTCACTGCCTTGGAAAGATCAATCATTCCAGGTTTACGACAGTGAGGATAAGTGCAGGTATATTGATACCTAATCACAGATGGAGATTCCCATCCTGGATGTGCAGTTCTACCCCACCTATCAGCATTTGATGCTTCACAAGATCTGTCATTACTTTCAATCACAAACTTGCAAGGCAAGTCCCAGCCATCTACATATCTAACTGCTTCAAAAAGATGTCCATTATCTTCTGTACCATCTCCAACAAAGCACCAAACTTTCCTATCAGATCCTTTTTTCTTTAATGCCCATGCAATACCTGCTGCAATAGCAGGAGTACCACCAATGATAGCAGAAACAAAAAAGTTTCTTTCTTTATCATAGATGAACATACTTCTTCCATTGAGGATTCTATCCTCTACAACTTCAGGAGGAACCCCATGAAGAAGTGCATGGTAATGATTTCTATGATTAGAAATCACATAATCACCATCTTCAATTTGATCAAAGATTTCAATCAGTTGATCCTCATTCCCACCAGACAAGTGAAAAAGAAATGGAAGTTTATTGTCCAAATAAAGATCACCAATATGATCTTCAAAAGCAATTAGTTCCTCTTTAGTCCATTTCTTTCTCATACGTTTTCTCCAATTTTAATCATGATTCTACCAGCATTACCTGATTTAAGCAAATCAAATGCTTCATTAATTTGATCTAATGTAAAATAATGTGTCACAAATTGCTTCACATCAAGAATTCCTTCCTCATGCATTTTCACATATCTTGGAATATCTTCTTGAGGATTTGTTTTACCTCCTTGAGTTGCTTTGATACTCTGCCCCATCCCATTAAAAAGATTAACTGCATTCATCACTTCAACCATCTTTCCTGGTGCAGGTTGACCCACAAGTATCATTCTTCCATTATTAGATAACTTACTAATACAGTTGGTAATGACTTCTGGAATTCCAGTTGTATCTATAATTACATCTACCTTATCAACATTTTCTACACTATCAGTAAATGTAGTTGCTCCTGCAGTAAAACACAATTCTCTTTTTTCTACATTATTATCAATAGCATAGATTGGACAAGCACTCTTCATAGATGCTGCCTGAATCAAATTCAAACCAACACCACCACATCCAACAACTGCTACACTTTCACCAAACTTAAGATCAACCTCATTGTCAATGATACCCATAGCAGTTGTAAGGGCACACCCAAGAACAGCACAAAGTTCTGGTGGTGTATCTTGAGGAACTGCAGTCAATCTATTTTCAGAAACAATAGAATACTCACTGAGAGTAGTAACTTTACCACTACTCATAGATTTACCATCCAACACATATGATGGAAAGGGTGCCTCAATGCCAGTTCCAGGTCTCCAGTGCATCACCACCTTATCACCAACCTTGACTGTAGTGACACCAGGACCAACTTCTTCTACAATTCCACACCCTTCATGTCCCATTAGGTGAGGAAGAAACTTTGCATTTCCCTTGTATCCTTTAATCTCATGAAGTTGTGCGCCACACAATCCACTCATGAGAACTTTAACCAATACTTGACCAACTTTCAGTTCAGTAAGTTCTACTTCTTTAACTGCTAAAGGTGCATCAATTTCAACTAATACTGCTGCTTTCATACTTGTTCAATTAAATTACAAACTTCTTCATACAATTCATCTAAATCATTAATGTTTACAGTTTTGTCGCCAAAATCATAAGCACAAATATCATTAGTATAATTTACAAATTTAATATAATTTTGCATAGACCACTTATTTAGTGAGATCCAAAGAGGTGCAGTTGGAACACCCAAGACAACTTTACAATGTTTAGATAATTGCCCAATACCAACTAACGATAAATTATAATCTAATGTACACTCATAGTCTAAAAGTTTTTGTGTAGTAATAAAAGTTTTATTATTTTCCTTTAACAAATTTGCAATTTGTACAAACAAATTGTCTTGTTCTTCTGGAGTTATTTTCATCTGACCACTATGACAATAACTATTCACCAAAAGAAAATCATATTTAGAATTTAAAGTATCACCTAACAATACTTTTTGATCAAAAATCATTTCATCTTTATGTGTGAAAGGAAATACTAAATCATTTGTTTGACAAACATATTTCCAAATTTCAAGCAAAACAAATCCCAAATCCAACATAGTTAAAAACTTTGTAGAATAAGCTGGAAAATGTTCTACTTCAGATCCCCACATTCTACGAAGTGAAGGACAACACCAAAGATTAATAGCATTATTTGGTCCAGAATGCGTTCTAAAATCTAATGAGTCATAATTTTCTCTTGGTAAACAAGATAAAGTAATTCTTGAGTTCAATGAAACAAGTTCATTTAATTGATCATGATATTCAAATTTACATGCAAACTCACACTCAATATCATTCACTTTAGATAAATGATCCAGAAAATGAAGAGATACTAAACAATCTCCATAATGATAGTTATTATAAAAATATAATTTTTTCATAATTAAAGATTTTTTTCTAAGTTTAAAATCATATCCTTCCAATAGTTAAAATCTAACATTTCTACATTGAATTCTTTTTTCTTTTCAATTTCTATTAGATTTTTTAAATGCTCTTTATCAAACAATTCCCTATAACTATCCAAAACAACGATTGGAAATTGTGAATAAAGTTTAGAATAAATTGAATATTCATATGGAAGCAATGGCATATACCATCCCTCCCCATGATAATGAGGAGCTTGATTTACTCTTTCATGAAGAAAAGAATTGGAGTTAATCGTAATTGGTATTCTCTTACAATATAAAGTTTCCCACAATCTATGAGTATCTACACCTGCACCAATAGGACATAAAATTGCTTCATGATTTAACATCTTTTGAATATATTTTTTAGGTCCATCTTCTGATAGGTATTTCCCAACTCCAGAAACAAACCCAACATCTTGAGGATCTTCGTAGTTAATATAATCACTTTCTAATGCAATATTTTTTATTACAGATCTATATGGTTCATTTGTGCCCACAGTGAAGTTAGCATACATAAACTCTTGTGGGGAAGTATCATCATTCAAAAAAGAATCAATAAGCAACTCAGAGATTTGATTGCAATAATCATATGATCCTCCACAATAAGCTGATCCTTGTTGAGGAATAGGTTGCTCAAATGAATTGCATATTCCAATTGGAATTGGAATGACTCTCTCATCATCACACAAAGCATTTTGTGCAAACCAATATTTTACATTATCTAGTGCACAGAAATTATCTACAGAACGATCACCACATCCAGTAATCAAAATAACATCATGATCTTTTTGATTTATTTTATTAAAGACTATATTTAAATCTTCCATACGAGAATAAAATATAGTTTCTTCATTATTAAGAGTTGCAAAATTAGCACTACTTAAAATTTTCATACTTACAAAATACCTTTTCCAATTATACAAAAAAAGGTGGGTTTATGCAACCCACCTATGTAACTCAGGCTCGCCACCAATTCTTTGACTGGAAATTGGAAACCAGGCGGGAGTAACCTCCATCCGCACCACTTGCTCTTGAAGGAAGCAAGAAACCTTAAGGGGGTCATATGACTCCACCAGGATTTTTAAAGTCTCTCCATGACTGAAGGGGGGGTTAATTCATCACCGACCAGTATTTTTTAAGACTCTCCATGTCTCTCCAACTTTTTATTTTCCCAATACTTTTTTTTAGCAACAGACATTTTTTGTTTAGATGCTTGTGAAAAGTGTTGAGGGTTTTTCTTTTTAGTTTCTTTTATTTTATTTTTATGTTCTTCAGTTAGAGATTTTCCATAAAATGGATGATTTTTTCCACTTACGGATTTTGATATTTTTCTTTTAGATTCTTCAGTATGTTTTTTACCTACCCATGATGGTGGAGTATTATATCTACCTCCATCATTAATGTTTTCTAAAATTCCACCTTCAGATTTTTTACCAAATAAAAATATCATATACATTTCATGATTAAATGCTTCATCTTCTGTTAAATTATTTTTTAGAATCAGAATTCTGCCTTTCGGAGGGACAGAAACATTATCATGAACGTGATAGGCTCTACGACCAGTTCCTTTCCCAATATAATAAGGACGATTATCTTCATCCAAATAACAATAAGTATAAAACTGTTTCATAACTGCCTTGGTTTATATAAATTTATTTATAGGACCAGGGTGCTTTTTAAGTCATCCCAAGACTATGCTCGTCAGGGGAATCTAACCCCTCTTCGACGGTTTATGAGACCGTTGCATTCAACAGATTGCTAGACGAGCAATGGAAGTGGAGGGAGTCGAACCCCCAACCGCGCACTAATCTGGTGCATACAGAAGGTATAAGCTTCTCGCTCTGCCAATTGAGCTACACTTCCTTATTATTATGGTGCCTCATTATTCAGTTCAGTGTGTATTCGTATTAATTCATCTTCTGCAGGAATCATAACTGCTCTTTGTCCATCTGCATTTACAATTCCTATGTGCTCACCATTTTCAACTCTATTCATCAGGTTGTCAAAATCTTCTTGAAATTCTTCCACTGTAAAAGTTTTCATTTCATCCTTTCTACAATACTAACCACACCATGAGCATAAAAAAACAAAAGTATTGAACCAATACTTGCACTAATCATTGTAGCAGTTTTATTGTGTTTGTCAATTGCTTCATCAATCATTTTCTGAACTTCTTCAGGTTTCATGATTCCATTCAAAGAACTTTTGCATTGGATCTACTCTTGTCTTTACAATTTCACATGCTCGTTTATAAAACATATTATCTGTGTTACCAGACTCTTCAAATGTTGCCTTTATTTTCACCCAATTATCATAGGTGTGTTGGTCCATTTAGAACTTTTGCAGGTGGTCATTCAACCTCAACAATATTCTTTCTGCTTCTTGGACGTCTATTCCATCTTGTTTGGAATAATATATGTAGTCGTCCAAGGACAAGGTAATGACCTCAATGTCAGATTTTGATAACTTTGGGGTTTCCCAACTCATCTAATTTCAAACTCCAATTTTCTAACTTTACGATTTTTTCTTGCCTCTTGAAAGGCAAGGTCTTCATTTGAGAGCACTTTGTTTGTGCTCTTCTTATTATACCCTGGAGAGACAATTTCTACAAGGCTTAAGTCCAGTGCAGTAATATTTTCTCCTTTAATAGATGTTAAATTATCACAACCACAACATTTAGTTTTTGCTGGATGTGATTCTAATTCTGTGTTGCAATTTTTGCATCTAATCTTTAACATTGTCCTGTACTGATTAATAAGCGGGTAACCAGATTCGAACTGGTGACTCCAACTTGGAAGGATGGCATTTTACCCCTAAACTATACCCGCATGAAGGGGGATTGCTCCCCCATATTTAATTACACTTTAACTTCAATCATACGATTGGCATAGTCATAAGCATAACTGGTTCTGGCACCATGGTGACCCCAACCTATCCAAGTATAGGCGTAATTCATATATCTGTCAATACTTTTACCAGGGGTTTTCATTTTTTCTTCTATTCGTTTCCACTGGACTTCATTAATCAAATACTTTAATTGAGTGTCCATACTAGAAGGACTTCCACCATATTTTCTAGCAAAGTCACCCAATCCATAATATCTGTTGGAAGATGTCCACTGAATCAGACCATAACCACGCCAGCAGCCATGGTAACTGGTTCTGCTACCTCCTTCGCAAATATTAGGAATGAATGTAGATTCTTGCCTAATATTGCCCATGATGGTAGCAAGGGCGTTTCTGTCTTTAATTCCAATGTCCTGGAAATATGCCAGGGCAACATTTTCATTTTCATTACACCCTTTACAAATTAGCCTTTTTTCTTTTGGCTTTTCAGGAGCAACCTCTTTGGTCGCTGTCGATGTTTCAAACTCCTTAATAATAGAAAATGGCACTGGAGGTGCCGTCAAAGGAGGAAACAGAGGCAGTGTTGCCACGTTGGTTGTAACCGTTGCCAAAAAGGGCAGGGCTACTGTAAAGAAGTTTTGCATTTAAATTGATTGAACTCTACATCCCAATAGAGAAAGCGCACTTCCCTCATCCCTGAGGGCAATCTCCTGGGCTCTAAATCATTATCAAAATCTCATAATAAAAATCATAATGAGCGACTATTTAGTTTCATCAAACATACCATTCATGTAATCAAGGGACATAACCTCAATTTCGGTATTATTGATTACCCAATCTTGAATTTCTTCATACAACGCAGAAGCATCAGAAGATCTTCCTTGCTCACACAGATAATGCATCCTATCAATAATATTGTCAACTTGAACTTGGCACATCTGTTTCAATTGGGTTTCGTTCATAATAATCTTTTCTGAAATATCTTGATAAGATATTGCTATTGTAGAATGCTGGTTCTCCGTTGTCAAGGGACTCCGTGAGGACGTTGTTGACAAAGAGTTGTCTCGTTTCCTCATAATTAGTTTTGCCCTTTGTTTTATGTAATGATAAAATAGTCCTCTTAAAATTTTCTCTACCATATTTGTCTATATCCTCTTTGAGTTCTGGGCAGGATCCATAGTATTTTTTCCAGTCAGATTCCATCTTAGTTCGTCTACTCTTGCCTCTTTCTTTGCGGAAAGACCAGAAATATTTTCTACCAATATAGTCCCTACCAGTTTTGTCGCAATGAATATGGTATACAAAACCAAAATAATCCTGAATATCAGAAGACTCAAAAATTTCCCCATTGAATCTCCAAGGGTTTTCATAGCTCATCTTAGAACATCTTATGATCTAGTATTTATCCTTCAACCCTAACAGAGTGATTCTACTGATCTTTGGATTGTTTGTCAACCTGTGCTTTTTTCTCCCTGACCTTGGAGATCAGAGCATTGAGCTTATCCCTCTTCATGATTTCAGAGGGTCTCCTGCCTCTTCTGGGACCCTCTGGAGGAGTTAATTCCTCATTCATCTCTCTACCCCATACCTCTTGTCTGATCTTGAGGTGTCCATGTTCTTCTTGGCTTGAGAAGTAGAGATAGCATATCTCAAACTCTTGATCTCTTTAGGGGACTTCTCTGGGTATGTCTTTGCAAGCTTTGAGGGCTTGATTGCTTTGTAGACACTTTCCTTTTCTCTCTTCTCTGCAGCATCAAGGGCACGCTCTCTTAAGTGTGCTCTTAATTGCATCTCAAGTTCTTCTTTCTTAACTCCTCTTCTTTCTTCATGCTCTGCTCTACGTGCTCTCTGCTGACCACCACCCAATGCTAAAGCACCACTTGGATTAGCATATCTTTTAAGTCTAGCAGCAGATCTCTCATGCTCTGGGAGTTTTTTATCTACCTTTGCTTCATCAACTAATTCACCTTCAATCTCATAGGAATCTGCCATCCCATGAATATGCTTACCCTTAGACTTCTTATCTGCTCTTGCTGCTGATTGTGCTTCAGATCCAGCATACTTAGCACCAACTTTTGGTTCCATTTTGCTTGCTCTTTTATCAGCAGCTAATTCTCTTCTAAGTGCTTTTTCATCAGCACTCAATGCTTCATCCATTTGAGCATAAACTTGCTCATATGCTTCTCTAATGTTATTAAGTCCTGCCATGACGCACCAAATCCTTTTTAGTTATTTATAAAAAAAGAGGGTCCTAAGACCCTCTACATATCAAGCAACTTGTGGTTGCTTTGCCATATTCAATTGTGCTGCATGAAGGAGTTTTTCCTTCTTATCTTTTTTCTTAAGATAACGAACGAAGTAAGTATTCATTTGTGCCCCTCCTTTACATACTTAACTCCACGATAAGTTTCATTGTATTGTTGGGGTTGCTGCATCATTTGCTGTTGGTATTCAATACGCTTTTGAGTGTCATATTCAACACCACGATAGACAACTTTAGACATTAGGTTTGCTCCTTTACTATTGTAAATTCGCGTTCCTTCGGTTTCCCTACTTCCGTCACATTGTGTGATGAACGTATTATTATATTATAGATTTATTTTGTATAATCTGTTACAGTTTGAATCCTGCAAAAGTATCTTTCTTCACATCCTGTTTAATACCACCAACAACATAAGATTCAACTTCTGTTTCCTGTGGAGCAACTTGAAGACCTTTAGATGAAATCCAGTGTTCAGTCCAAGGAAGTGGATTATTCTTTGCAGCAATATCATACAATGGTTTGATTCCAATTGCTTTCATTCTACGATTTGCAACCCATTCAACATACTGATGTAACAGTTTGTCATTCAGACCAATCATAGAACCATCCTTAAACAGATACTCTGCCCAGTGCTTCTCTTCATTTACACAATTTTCAAAAGCAGACCTTACCCATTCTTCTTCTTCTTTAGCAATTTGTTGCATCTCTGGATCATCTCCTTCGCGCCACTTATTGAGGATGTTCTGAGTAATGACAAGGTGCTGATTTTCGTCTCTTGCGATGAGAGAGATAATTTTAGCGGATCCTTCCATAAGTTTGAGTTCACCAAACGCAAAGCTGCAAGCGAACGAGACATAAAACCTGATACCTTCGAGAATGTTGACATTTGCAATTGCACGATAAAGTTTTCTTTTTAGTTCATATCTTTGTTCTTTTGCAGTTCCAACACCTTCTTGTGCGAATATCCAATCATTAGATGTTCCATACTGTTGTGCAGAATTGATAAAATCATCATAAGCTCCTGTAACTGAGGATGCCCTCTCTAGAATCTTATCATTACTCAAGATAGAATCAAACACTTCAGAGGGGTCTGAATAAACATTCTTAATAATGTAAGTATAAGAACGACTATGAATCATTTCCATAAATTCCCACACAGTCATACAAGCTTCCAATTCAGGAAGAGAGCAATAAGGAATAAATGCCAT